TAGATGATTTAGAAAAACATGGAGCTGGAGATACTACATTCTATAACTATGATTTTAATAATGTACCTGTACAAGATTATTTTCCAGATGGTTCTATGTTTTTGGGAGATAATATACCTGTAATTAATAGTATTGATGATTTACACGATTCTGAGTTTGGTATAGCTGTACATAGGGTACGATGGAAATCTAAAAGAAAAATAGGTATTCTCCATTATATAGATGAGAATAATGAAGAACAAGAAATGTATATTGATGAAGTATTTAAGGTTCCAAAAAACAATCCTGATATATATGTAGAGTATATGTGGATTAATGAAATGTGGGAAGGAGTAAGAATAGGTAATGATTTATACTTAAATATACAGCCAAGAAAGAATCAATTTAGAGAATTAACTAATTTATCAGAATGTAAAACAGGATATGTTGGACATTTATATTCTGCTAAAAATAGCAGATCAGTATCACTAATGGATAGATTAGTACCCTGGTTATATCTTTATCTTATTATTTGGTACAGAGTTGAATTACTTCTTGCTACAAATATAGGAAGGATAGCACTTGTAGATATTTCTTTAATACCTGATGGTTGGGAATTAGAGAAATGGTTATATTATGCATCAAGTATGAAGATAGGTTTTGTAAATTCATTTAATGAAAGTATGAAACAAAGAGGTGGTAATATGAATCAAAGTACTCAAAATAAATCACTAGATCTTAATACAGGTTCTGAAATACAATTTTATGTATCATTATTAGAATTTATAGAAAAGAAAATTGAAGATACATCTGGAGTTCCTAGACAAAGAAAGGGAGAAATTACATCATCTGAAAGAGTAGGAAATACTGAAAGAGTAATTAGTACTTCAAGTAATATAACAGAACCTTGGTTTAAAATACATGATGATGTAAAATTAAGATGTATAGAAGCAATGCTTAAAGTATGTCAGGATGTAATATCAGAAAGAGGAGATAAAGCATTTTTATATGTTACAGATGATATGAGTACTGTATATGGAACTATATCAAAAAGTGAGTTTCCAAGTGCTGATTTTAAATGCTTTGTATCTAACTCATCTAAAGATCTTGCAATTCTTGATACATTTAAACAATATATGTCTGAAGCATTGCAGAATGATAAATTAGATTTCAGTATGATAGCTGATATCATAGGAAATGAAAGTATAGCAGATATTAAATCTAAACTTAAAGAAGCAGAAGCTATTAAGGCTGAAAGAGATCAAAAAAACTTTGAAGCTCAACAAAATAATGCTAAAGAAATAAATGATGCTAATATTCAATTTGAAGTTGAGAAACTTGATAGAGAAGATACTAACAAAGAACTTGATAGACAAAAAGATATATACGTAGCTGAATTGAAAGCTTTAGGAACATCAGGAATAAATAATAATGATATCAACGATAACTTAATTCCAGATGTTACAGAGATAGCTAATACCAGACTTAAAGAACTAGATATTCTTCAAAAATCTAAAGATAGAGATCAAAAGAATAAAGAACATCAAGATAAAATGTCTTTTGAACGTGATAAATTAAAACAAGAACGTATTCTTAAAGAAAAAGAAATTAAGGCTAAATTGATAGATTCACAAAATAAAGTTAAAATAGCAAAAACTAATAAAAACAAATACGATAAGTCAAAAAAGAAATAATATACATATTTTAAAAACATTAAAAAGCTATGGTTCCTATGGTATTTTTTAGTATAAGTTGAACCATAATTTAAAAATCGTTTTATATGTAATATAAAATAATATCCAAAATGGCAGAAGAAAAGACAATATTGGAAGGTGGAGTTAATGAATTTGAATTTGATTCAATACCTAATGTGGGAATGGATTTGGATTTTAAACCAGCTGATGAAATTAAAACTCTTGATCCAGAATTTAAAGGACAAGATTTAAATGACAATTATATACAAGAAGAAGAAAATACTAATAAATTATTTCTTGGTTGGGCTAAAGATAAAGGAATAATTGAAGATATTCCTGATGATTTTGAAGATACTGATGATAATATAACAGATATTATTAGAAATAATATTGATAAAAAAGCTAATTCTTTAGCTGATGAGAAATTAAATGAGAAATTAAAAGATCTTCCTGAAGTATATAAACAATATTTAAATTATCATAATACAGGATACGATATTTCTAATTTGTTAAAATCAGAAGAAAGATTAAAAAATTATGAAAGTATTTCTGATAGTGATATAAATGAAGATGAAGATCTTCAAAAAAATATTCTTATTTCTTCTTATCTTAGGTCTGGATATTCTCAAGATGAAGCTATAAAGAAATATAACAGGATGTATGATAAAGATATTGATCTGGTTAGGGAAGAAAGTAAAGAAGAATTTGAAAAACTTAAAAAACTTGAGATTGAAAATTACAAAAATCTAAAATTAGAAGCTGAGGAATTTTCTGAAAAACAAGAACGTCAAAGAGAAGAAAGTATTAAAAAATATGAATCTGAAATAATGGGAATACAAGAAATATTTCCAGGTGTTAAAATAGATAATAATATAAAGAAAAAGATATTCGATGGTCTTACTAAGGTTGTTCATACAGATAAATCTGGAAAACCAATGAATGAATTGAATAAGATGCAAAGTGAAGATCCAATGTTTTTACCAAGATTATATTATGTTGCTAAAATTCTTAATTGGGATCTTAGTAAACATAAATCTTCAGAAACAAAGATATTAAATGATCTTAAAGGTAAAATGAATTCTTATCCAAGTAATAAAGACATTGATAGTACAATATTAAAACTAAGAAAAGCAATAAAGAAAAATTCAAATTCTTTATTTTAAAAAATATAAACAAATTAAATTAAAGCTAAAATAAATTAAATGGTACAAGGAATCAACAACCTTCAAATCGGTAGACCAACATCGTGGTCTGGTTTGACAACTGATACTCACTTACAATCAATAGGTGAAAGAGATGTACAGTTGTATTCTGATATTATGACACAATTATTTAATCTAAATAATAATTACGGATTAGATAATATGCTTTCTAAATATCCAACTCATTATCTTGACACAGATGCTGCATATAAATGGTATCTAAAAGGAGATGATCGAGAAACTATCCTAATTACAGGATTTACTGCTGTAGACTCTACACGTCCTGGTGTAGCACACAGTACTTTTAAACTAAGACTTGAAAAACGTTATTATCAAAAGTCAGATTATGTTATTTTTGATAATCGTGATTTTGGTGTTCTCATTCTAGATGATGGTGAGGCTGTTGGTACTAATTGGGAACATACTGTTCAGATGATGACAGGTGATCAAAATGCATTTATTCCTCCTGTTCTTTTACAATCTGGAAGACGTGTTTCTAAACAAAATAATGCTGATACCAATGTTCTTGGTAGAGATTATGGTGGAGTAGAATATTCTTCACATTTTGAAATGCGAAATGAATTGAGTACAGGTTCTAAAATATTTGTTGTTCCAGGTAACCTTTATAATGCTCCTTTAACTATAGGATTTAAAACCCCTGATGGTGAAACTATCAAAGTATGGACTCGTTATCAAGAAATTAAAGCTGAATGGCAATATCGTTGTGAAAAAGCAAAAAGAATGATTTTTGATAGGTCTAATCAGAATCCTGATGGAACTTTCTCAAATAGATCTTCTGCTGGTTTTGTAATTAAACAAGGCTCTGGTCTTCGTGAACAAATTTCACCATCATATAAATTTTTCTTCAATAACCTTACTCTAGATTTTATTTATGAAGTATGTCTTAATTTATCTTTAAATATTCTTCCTGAAGATAAACGAGAATTTGTTATCATGACAGGTGAAAGAGGAATGATTAAATTTCATAGACTAATTGAACAAAATGTTGCTCTTTTATATCCTTTTGGTAATGAAAAACGACTTGGAGGTTCTGGTCAAGCACTTGAACTTACTGGTCAATATATAAGATTCAAAGGTCCTCAAGGTATTGTTATTACTGTGATGCACATGCCTGAGTATGATGATCCTATTGATAACCGACTTCCACACCCTGATGGTGGTTTTACTGAAAACTATCGTATGACTATTATGAACATTGGTACTACTAATGGTAATCCTAATATTCAAAAGATTTCTGTAAAGGGTCGTGAAGATCTTAGATGGTATATTCCTGGAAGTACATCACCTTATGGTCCTCTTAATGGTAAATCTGGAGCATCTAAAGTAGATGGTTATGAAGTATGTTACAGATATACTCAAGGTA